AATTTTGCTTGACGAGGAAGAAAGTTTAGTTCTCTTGCATCAGCTTCAATCTTTTCTTTTAGTGCTTTTGAAATTAGGGAATTGATGCCTTCTAATTCTAGTCCTTCTTTTTGACAATACCAAAGGACGGCATCCATGTGAGTTATTCTTTTTTCTTTTACGATATTTTCAATCTTCATACAAAATGTCTTTGGTGTGTTTAGTTGCATCATTTTATTTGATCTCATTCCATAATCTTGTGTAAGGTTGAGGGGTTAACCGTGACCCCTCACGGATGTATTACGGCATCACCCGTTACAAGTGGTGGGTATTCTGTTGCGAGGAACCCACCGAACCCCATGAAAACTAAGCTGCTAGAGCATAATCCTCAAATGAAACGAAGTTATCGTTTGCGTATAGTTTATGACCTATAAGGCGGTCAATCCACAGTTCTCCACTTCTCTAATTAACACCTGTCGATCCTGTTTCGCCCCCATCAAAAAAAGATTAGATAAATTATGCCCGCAAGTAATGTAATGTCAGCGCATATACTCCAAACGATATATGCCTTAAACATCCACTTACTTACTTCTCGTACTAGAGGGTTCGTCATCTTGATCCCCCAATAAAAATCTAATCACAACTAATCTCCTTTTGGTGGAGGCGTTGGGTACTGCCCCCAAGTCCAGTCTGCCGTTCGATCTGTTTCATCAAACTGTAATATATATAGTATCATCAAATTAGGGGATTGTCAATACCTTTTTCTTAGATTCCTTTGTCTTTTCCGTATTTTCCTTCAGCAAGAACAAATCCAACATGTCTATTTGGCTTATCTACTTTTGCTACAGACAACACTACAGTATCTATTTGTCTAAAATCTCTATATTCCACAAGAAGTTCTAACACATAAAATGGTAGAGGTGTAGGAAGACTTACACAATGGCTTAATCTTGTAAGAGCATACATTCTTGCAAGAACTTCTTCTTCACTTATTGTATCAGCCTTCACAATTTTTAAAATTGATTCTTCACTCATACAAATAGTTGCTGTTATAATTGTCTCACCCTTTGACCATAGTTTATCCTCTTTTGCTGATGCGGCACTAGGGACGCATACCAAGAGGCACAGGGCCACTATAGCCGTCAATAAATACTTCATTTTTCTTTCTCCATTCTGCAATCGTTTCGATGAGCAAAGGAAGATAGTCATATTTTTCTTTTATAAACTCTTGGACTGTCCCATCCTCAGTGACAACAAGAATTACCACTTGAGTAATCCTTATGCCTGTTCTCTCACCAAACATTTCTGCATATGCCGAGCCTTGGATATAGTAACTCTCATTCCAATCATCTGTGCGTTCTCTCGTTGAGGTCTTGAAATCTATAATTGATAACTTACCTTTATAATAAGCAATACAATCAGCCCGACCAGCGATTTGATATTTATCACTATATAAACCACACTCTTGAGCATATATGTTATTTATATGACAAAGAGCTTTTTCTTTAAGTTGATTAAATAAACACATGGGAAGAAAGTGTTTCTTATGCTCCTTCCACTTATCAGGCCATTCAAGATGCACATTGTTGAGGTAGTCCTCACACATAGCATGAACCTTAGTGCCACGGGCTGCGGCAGTCCTTGCAATGTGATTTGCAACATCCTCACCAACACGCTTACGCCATTCAAACAATCCTTGCTTATTACGGACTGATAGAACAGTGGTGATGGATGGATACTTATTGCCCTCTGGTGTTTCATATAGACGAACACCGTTAGTGGTTTTTGCCTTAATTTCTGGTAGAGAAATTTGGTCGTGACTAAACATTTGAGGTTCCATTACACGGTCTTTGATATAGTTGATTGATCACGTTGATTTGGAATAGTTACTAAATTTGCAAACCTGTCATATATCGTTAAAACAGATTCAGATACTGTCATAGTTCTACCATCTGAATTTAACTGTTCTGTTCTAGTGATATGTTCTGTACCTGTAGCATTTATCAGCGGTACATCATAATATGACATATAAGTACCAATTGGTTCTACTGGATTAACACTCATGCCATCGCCCTCATTCTCTCTACTAAACGATCTGCCCGATTTGTGACTTGACGATACCAGTTACTATCAACCATCTCATCTGCTGCTTGTTCCCAATCTCTTGCATCTACGCCACGCTTCATTCCAGCAAACTTGGATAGTCTTGGGCGTCCAAGATTGAACATCATATTCGCAATCACTTGTTGAGCTTCTTCTGGCAAATCTCCAAAGTCTTCGTAAAGGATGTCGCAGTCTCGCAAGACGCTTTCGCAATCTGACTCGAAGGCTTCAATGACTCGCTCAGGAGAAACGGCGGAGCCCAAGCTTTGTCCATATTCGTCATCAGATTCCTTAATAAGATGGCCGATACCAAAAGTAGCGTAACCAAGATGGTCATTATAAATCTTGTACTCACATCCTTCATCCACTTCCAATTGTTCTCTAAGTTTGTTGATATCCATTTTTTTATTCTTCCGTTGGGTACATGTTTATGTTAGCCGAGAAACTCCTGCGCTCTCCTTCACCAAAGAAGGGCAACACACTGTGATGTAACCAAGATGGAAACATAAGAAATTGTCCCACTTCTGGTCTCATATACTGTTGTGTGCTGGGTTTTAGTTTTTTCATATCAGTGGTGCTGTTATGACCCCAAGAGAAACGAGTATATCCATCAACCAAACCAGAAGCACCAGTAAGAGATGTATTGCCGCCTCCTGCGCCGCCATCACCAGCAGAAATTCCCATAGGCACAGTTAAATACATTATGCAAGATAATCCAATATCTGCATCGGAAGGATGGTCATGTTCTGGATTATAATCCCCTTCATAACTACGATTAACCCACATAGATTTCATCTTTGGGCTGTATTTTTTTTCATTGCCAGTGACCGACCTATTAACTTCTCCGCTCCCATCTGTTACAGCATCAGATTCTACATAATCCATATACTGATTAGCTAATCTGCACAGATACTCCGAAAACTCCTCTCCCACATCATCATCGGCATGAGGGAAGATCAATTGAGCAGAGTCCTCATTTCGATTTATTTGACCAACTAAATTATTAGATGCATCAATATTTTGTGGTATGATAACACTTTCAATATGATCATTAAGTTCTTTAGTAATCTCTAAACCAAAATTACATGCCATTATTGATAATGCCGTCTTAGTATTAAATGATATTTCCATAATTTTTATTCCAATCCAATTCCCAGTTTAGTCTTATTAATTAGATAGTTTCGCACAAAGCCAGACCGAACAATATCACCAATTGTAAACTCTGTACAATTAAATTCTTTCATCTCTTCTAGGATAGTCATAAAGTCATGCAATCCATTCTTTTCATTATTTCTCACCAAATCTGATTGAGCAAAATCACCACAAAACATAATTTTAGAATCTTGTCCCACTCTTGTAATAATCGTATCAAGCTCATGAAAATTCATATTCTGACATTCATCTACTATAATAATTGCGTTATCAAATGTCAACCCTCTTAGGAAGGAAGTTGATAAAAAATACAATGAACCTTGTGATTTTAATCTATCATATAAATTACTAAAAGATTGCTCATTAGGCATTTCAAACATGAACTGAATCATATTCTGATATGGTACTTGATATAATGCAGCCTTATCTTCTTCATCACCTGGCAGAAAACCAATCTCTCTTGTAGGAATGAGAGATCGAACCAAAATAACCTTTTCAGCAGGATGTTTCAAATCCATTACATCTTGTAATGCAAGATAAAGAGAAATGAATGTTTTACCAGTTCCAGCAGCCCCAAACAAAAATTGGTTCTGACTCTTTTTCCATGAAGAAAATACTACCTTTTGGTTATCAGTAATAGGTTTAATTGTAACTAAACTATTTGTATTAATTTCTTTGTTTTTCTTAGTAGCCATGTTCTATCCCAATTTAAAAAATATATGCGAGGGGAGTAAGCGCTTACTCCCCTCTGGTGCATAGGCGGATTGACTTCCCAGCTTACATGGATGCTGTGCATCGGTGCTGAAGTATGATGTTCTCGCCCGCACCTTAATTATTTATTTAGATTCTTCATCTTATTATAATATTTTTTTGTAGTCTTACTAAAAGTATCCTTCACCCTTCTATGAGCAGAAGTCTTAGAAGTTCCAAATTTATCAGCCATAGGGGATACTGGATTGTTATCTGCAATTCTCCCCAGTATATCATTAAATCCAGAATCAGTTTTAGGACCAATACCCATCATATTATCTCCACCAAGAGCAACTGGTTGAAAAACCCTCTCGATATTTGGATTATTCTCCATATACTTATCATACTCTGACATTG